AGAAGGAGAAGGAGAAGGAGAAGGAGAAGGAGAAGGAGAAGGAGCATCAGCAAAACCTTCTGTATTTTTTCCTATGACTTTGCGTAATCTACCAATAATTTCATCAGACTTCTCTTTCGGCATAGCAGAAAGAGCACTTTTCAAATCGTTTTCCAGGGCCTTATTCAAAGAAGCTAGAGTTTCTATATATGAAGTCTTTCGGGTAGTTACTTGTTGTGTTGTAAGTTCAATATTCGCGTTCCACCAAGCAAGTTCCGTATCAAGAAAGTTCGTCATAGGGCGAAGATTCCAATATGTGAGACCTGCTTCTTTGTAAATTGGTGTTTCTTCTTGAAACAAATCGTGACGCTTCAGAACTTTCTCACGAACTTGTGTGCGGAGGGGTGCTGCTGCATTAATTTCATCTGTAGTTGGTTTTGTCGGTAAAACAGCTGTCAAAAGAGCCGCCATTCTGAATGTGCCGAAGGTAAGAAATTCTATAGTATTACTAGAGATGAAGGATGATTGGATAGTAGTAATTCCTTCTTACAATCGCGTAGATACACTAAAAGAAAAGACACTGAAAGTTCTTCAAGACTATAAGATACCAGCATCAAAGATCTATGTATTTGTTGCAAATGAAGAGCAGAAAGAATTATATGAAGCGGGCCTGGAGAAAGGATCGGTAGGTCATATTATCGTCGGTGTAAAAGGGTTGCCCGAAGTGCGTAATTTTATCTTTGACTACTTTCCGAAAGGAAAACCAATCGTATCATTTGATGATGATGTTCGTGGATTTATAGAATATGATGTAAAAGCTAAACGCCACGAGAAGAAATTGGGAAACTTGGCGGGAATGTTTGATCGTGGATTCTCAGAATGTAGAAAAACGGGTGGCAAATTTTGGGGGGTTTATCCTTCAGCAAACGGATACTTTATGAAGCCCACTGTAACTACCGACTTACGTTTTATTATTGGAAGTTTCTGGGGTTGTTTCAATCCTAAAGATGATATTCGTATTAATATTGGCAACGGTGAGAAAGAAGATTATCAACGCACCATACAGTTTTGGGAAAGAGATGGTATTATTGTTCGTCTAAACTTTGTTGCAGTACAGACCGCGACATATGCGACCCCTGGGGGGTTACAAGAAGGGAATCGTTTGAAGAGGGAACAGAAGACTGTAAAAGCAATGTTAAAACGGTGGCCTCAGTATATTAAGATGAATCCTAGAAGGAAGTCTGGATATCCTGAAATTCGGCTCTATACGCAAAAGGTGAAAAAGACTAAAGAGCATACTTGATATCGCCCATACCTGATTCCACGATAAAGAAGTTTATATTTTCAACATAGTAGTTTATGCTGTAAATATAGGTAGAATTCGGAGGAAGAGCATACACTTGTAGATCAACTTGTAGTCTGCGAATTCTGCTACTATTGATGGACCCTGCCGGCTGAGAGGTAGGGCTATGAAGTTCAAAGGAAAAGATGGGAAGTCTGCGATTGGCGCCTCCATCGAGATATTTCCACGGTGTCAAGTTTGTGTAAAAGGGTGTTGGTTTGAATTCTTGGATTTCATTACCGTCTGCCAAGATTCTCATAGCTTGGATAATATCAACTTGTCCTGCAGTGACAACGAGTCCTGAAGAGTAGTTTATTTCCAATGGGTAGGGATTCGGATTTGTAGTAGGAATCTTCGGACGCTCAGGCCAATTCCACCAATTCGTGAAATTATTTGCGATATTACGATACAAAAGAACATCGGACCTACGAGGAACTGTAATAATTCTGGTAATTGGATTGTGAATATCTAAGTATAAGAGACTATTCCCTATAATTTCTTGAAAGCTTACTAAGGTCACTTGTCTTGTCAAATACATGAGTGGAGTTGTGGCAAACACATTTCTTTCTTTTTCAGGTAAGAAAACATAGGTTGTATGGAGTCTGGGATTACAGGCCCATGTATTGAGCGGCGGAACTGTAGAATTTATATCGCCAAGAAAGTTGCGAATTTGTTGGCTATTCGAGTCAATATTTACAAAATCGGGTATATTCATTTGAATGTTATGAGTCGGTGTAAGAACACGATATCCAGGTGCCATACGAAATCCTGATGCGTCTAGTAAGGTGTAGAGTTGTTGGGATGGTGTAAGATTGACTGTAACATCAATTGTGTAGTATTGTAGGCCTACAAGAGGTAACGCTTGACCTTCTTCAGTAAACCAGAACGGGATTGGGACGTATATAGTGGTAGCAGGTATGGAAGGATTATTGGTTTGGTTGGGTTTTGTGTAATCTTCAACGACATTTGGATATTGTCCGCCAGATACATCGGGATACCCATAGATACCGTTGGCAGGATCATATAATTCTGGCACATCTCCAACCAGTTGTTGCCATTTCTCAAACTTGTCCTTAGGATAGTCAATGAGAGCCTTTGTCATCAAATACTCGCCAGTAAATTCTTGGATTTTGTTCGGTCCTGATGTGATATAGACGGATTGAATGGCGGCTGCTCCCAAGTTTCGAACCCATTGGAATTCTTGTTGAGTCGTAGGCCCAGTTACAGGATCGGTTGCTTGATACTTGCTATAAATGGCGGGAATGTCAAATGAAAAATACACATCGGAGAGAAGGTCTCCTGAACGTTCCACACGAGCCCGTAGCTGAACGCTATGGTCGTAGGGATAGTCGGTAGGCCCATCCATCAACTTCTTCGTCGTTTCCAGCGAGAAGTGAGTATATTTCTTAAACATCTTGTAAAAATAGGTCATATCGGGGTTGCCCGATAAGATCACATTTTGTGCGCCATACGCCACGAGACTTACGAGTCCTCCACCTGGCATTCTTCTGTTTGCTTGGATTAGGTCTTAGGCCACTTAGCCTCTTGATTGCGTCCACCAACTATCAATCAAATATGCAGGGTCCATGCTCTGGGCGGAAGCACATGTTGCCGTGCTAGGACCCATATTCATCATGGCCTGGATTTCAGAATAACTCAGAGCATAAGAAAAGTAGTAGAGGTTGCTGACATACCCTGAGAAAACTCCTGACACTGTCATGTTCTCCCCAGGAGGAATACCCATGCTTGTATATTGATTCTTCGTGTTGTCAAACAGCGTAACGTCCGTAGTCACATTCGGGAAGACAGTGAGAGTCTGGTAGTTCTGGTAGGGCAGAGTTCCATTAAAGCTGCCCTTGTTCGACATATTGCCGTTGATGTAGATTTCAATGTTATTCGCACGTAATACAATACTCAAGTGGAACCACTTGTTAAACGGTATCTGCTCGACATCGATCACGTTGAACCAAGAGTCATAGGTATTCATCACAACGCGCAGAGTAGGCGAGCTGTTCGAACTATTGTTTCCACTTACAAAGACACCAGGAGCAACCAGAGGCATAGGTGACTTCTCGTAACCCTTGTAAAAGACCGCCTTCCATCCATTTTTGCCATCATCCGTTTCAGGAGATACAAAGATAAATGATGTGTAAGAAAACTCAATGCCGGTCAACTGATTGTCTGACAGAGTTAGGATGGCAGTGTTTGCAGGATTTTTAGGATCTTGACGGAAGTAGCGAGGACCACCGGAAGGACATGTGGTATCAAGAATAGGTACACGAGAAGAAGAATAACCCAGCCAAGCTGCATACATTTTTTCAAGAAAGAAATAGACTATAAATATGACGATTGCGATAACAAGACCCATTAGTATTTGAGGAAACACTTCTGTGCTATTCACGTCCATTCTACAAGTAAGTTCAAAAATGAAGAAACTTTGTCAAAACTTTTCACTGGCATGCCGTGCAAGGATTGAGTTGATTGAGATTCGCACCATTAAAAGACAGACTGGCAGTGCTAAACAGAGAACTAATCCACTTTGTAAAGCTGAAGGGGCCTGAGGGTCCATCCTGGTAAGCTCTCCATACCGCGTCAGGAGTGAGGGCATAGTTATAGAACATTCCATTTCCAAAGAATCCCTTCAGATTCTTTTGGTTGTCTAGGCCAAAGTAGGCTGTCGCTGTGCCATCTGAAGAACCCAGACCAAAGGCAGAAGAATATACGCAAGACCGGGCAAGTTTTCCATCAATGTAGATATCAAGAGTTCTGCCATTTCCAACCGTGCTAATCATTACCCAGCGCTGATACTCAATTCCATTGATTATGTCACAGCGGTCATTGCTGGTAAAGGTAGTTCCAGCGTTATAGTCATCAATGAGGGAGTTCAAAGAATAGCTCTTTCCAGTCGGGGCATCCAGACTATTATCAATTGACTCGTTCGGGTCCATCGTGCTCTGGCGCACCACGAGGGCCGCATTTACAGGATTCAGGCCCACAAAGATGAGAGTCTTACCAGGCTTTGCTGAATCAAAACGCTTATTACTGATTTCCATCAAGTGTGCTAGAGGGGTTGATGTGCCAGGAGACAAGAATCCCTTTGTGTCCGTGACATACACCCAGAAATTTACACTGTAAGCACCAGCATCATTTACACCCTTGAGCCCAACCATCGAAACGGCATCCATCGTTGAGATCGTATCTTTTGCAGTCAGGGTCATGGGGGCAGTTCCTGGCAGCATCGTTGTAGATACAATGTTTGTGCTCGTTCCCTTGATCCACTTATACAAATAATAGAGACCGATGATGACGAGAATTACGACTAAGATTCCAGCAAATGAAGCAGCAGACGCACCGCCACGCATAGGAGAAAATTTATTCACATTTAATCTTGAGTTCATTCTCCCACTCATTCTATAAAAAGCAAATACAATTAAGAGGGCGAACTTTAAGATACTGTGCTAGACCAAGTTGTGAATGGAGACTTGGGCGGAGGGCTTACCGAAGGAAGAGGTTCGCAATTTCCAAACAAACATCCCTGAGGCAGAGTCACAGACAACGGCGGATTGTCGATGTAGTAAGGGATTCCACGTGTATTTACGAGTTGCTCCATATCATTCAATACGTCATCAGAATAATACGCTTTGTTAAATCCCATGAAAAATCCGATTTCCCCATTCCATCCTGCCGTTCCATTCGGAACAGCGGTCCAATTTAGCACAGAGTCGGGCGGGATAGGCACGTAGTCTGTGAGTTTACTCGTCTGCAACTTTCCTCCATAGTAAACATCAAATCTACGACCCTCTTTCACAATCGTAATAATAGTCCATTTCTGTAATGGAATTGCCGGGAGTGAAATGCTTTCCATGAAATGCTGAGAACCGTCTTTTCCTGTCCGCACTTTGAGTATTGCCGGAACATAGGGTTTATCATTCTGACTTGTGTATCCTGAGGCCCAGAATTGCATGTAGTCGCCCACACTCACCAAGTTTGTAAGATATCCTGTATGGGTAGAATCTAAGGAACAGTTCTTACAATTGGTCCCAACACAGGCACAAGTCTGATATGTATAGTCGGCACAATTCGGCGCAAAAGTCTTTGTAGGTGCTGAGTCTTCAATACAATCAACCTTTGACACAGATCTCGGAGCATTATGTATAATAATACCAAATCGTATGGTACACGGAGCATCACTCCACGCAAAGTCTGTATTTCCTAGAACCACTTGATTCGGCATATTCAAGTTATACACAGCCTGTTTCCCTTGAAATGGACTCTTATATATTCTGACAAAGTAAAGGACTACTTGTATAATAACTAAGGCAACGAGTATAAACAAAATAGATTTCACGAAAGTGCTTACCTCCATTTCTCTACTACTACTTTTACTACGAATTACATGTGCTTCCTGTTGAAGAAAGAGTGGGTGGAAGATTAAAGTCAGTTGCTAAGGCGAGAGCGGGAGATGCGCTCACAACTTCAGAATATGTAATGGCACGATTCCACAAGTGGAAGTTTTGTAGAAAGACTGTCTGTGTGGGACTGTTCGCCCATCCAGGTGTGGAAAAGAATACTTGTTGGCTTCCAGAGTTCAAAATCGACGAGTTTATAGAAATTGTATTAGGAAAGCTGCGTTGAAATGTTTGTTTTCCATTGAGATACACACTAAACAACTTATCTTCTACGACAACTGTTATACGAAAGGGCGTAAACATAGGAACATTTTGAATGTAGGGGCAGCTGTAGTTCGTAGCTTGCACTCCAGAAAAGAATGTTACAGTCAAGTCGTTCGTATTTGTCAAATACATCATCATAGAACAATTATTACTCATGTAGGATACAAAGTTATCTAGGCTATCTCCTGGGGCCGGTGCTAGAGGGGGTTTTGTAGGTCCAGGTTGGTTTGACTTGTATAGGATGAGGCGTGTATTGGAATTTGTATTTGTCAGATTTCCAACAAACAAGTCAACAGAGAAAGTGAAGTTATTCACAAAACTGTAGGCAGAAAGAGGATCTCCTTGAACTGGCACTATGGAAGAGTTAGGCGGTTGTGTTTTCTTATTCCAATATATAACATCGGTGGAATTACCAGGGACGTTAATAAATCCCATGCCTCCTGGATAGAATGAGAATACAGGACGAATAGTGAAATGGACTACAACGAGAACTAGGAAAACAACAAATGAATACATGAAAATGAAAAACAGAACTTTTAGAAAGTAGGACCCCGTTTCGGGGGTTGCCACTTGTGAAACGGCTGTAGAGGCTTGTATATATGCTTGGGTCGCTGTATTTTTCACGGCTACGCCGGTGTTTTTAATAGCTGCACCGGTGCTTTTCGCTGAACTTAAAATGGAAGCGATTGTCTGATCTCTTACATTTGAACCTACAAGACTCATTCTTCTGATACTTGAGTCTTCTTTTTGCGCAAAGTCATTTTGGCAGGATTGAAACCTATCTTTCTAAAATGTTTCTTTGTTTCTGAATTTTTACAAGCACGAAGTTTTTCACGTAAATAGCATACGAAACTTACACGACTAAAGGGTTGTTCTGAACCAAGAGTGCCAGTCTCTAGGTCATCCTTGTGAATTCTTGGCAGGTTCTTGTTAGCTTTCTTATCTTCTTCTGTTTCGTAGAGTTTTGTATTGGCGTGCCATTCATGCACGTCCATTGCCAAGAAGTCTCCAGTTCGGACATTGAATCCAACTTTGAATTGAGGGAAGAGGGTATAGCCTCCGTGGTAACTCCCACGTTCTATGACGGACAGGTTACCATAGCCCTCACGAAAGTCTCCAGCATCTCGGTGGAGAGCTGTGCGAAAGTTGCGATTTATGGTAATAGATGAAAAAGCTGTGCCGTGTATGTGTAAGAGGGGTTTCTGTTCGGCTGCTTTGCGTTGTAGAGCGTATCTATCGGGAACGAGAGTCTTGAAGCAGTTGTCAATGGCGTGAATGAAGGGGAGACCGTGTCTATAATATTTCCAGTAACGCATGGTGTATGAAGTGAGACGGCAGGGAAGTTTCATGAAGGGAGTGGCGTCGAAGTAACCGAGAACAGAGCTGAAGACATTATTATTCACGCGCATAAGACTTGTAGTTTTCCCATTGAGTTTGTATTTGGCCGACCATCCCTTAATTTCGGTAGGATTCTTACCAGACCAGTATTTTCCTTTTACGTCAATGGGTCCAGCAGCAGCACCACGATTACGAGATGGGGCGGCCGTAATCCAGAATCCTTCCCAGCCCGTTTTGATTGTATCGGGTTCTATCACCTGTTTTCTGAGTTTCGCGAGTAATTTCTTACCCTGGGGTGTTTCCACATAGACATCGACATCTTCATCATATATGGTATCAACACTGTCTTCATCAAAGTATTCGCCCTCTTTTCCTTTAATTTCTTCATCGGTCAGCTTGGCTTTTACAGTAACTTCTTTTACATTTTTCTTGATGGAATGGGCTTTTTTCGGTAGGGCAAGACCCTCATAAATTTCTGGGGGGAACTTTGTCAGGTGGTCCTGTCCTTTTCCTTGGTCTTCCACCATCTAAACATCTAAGAAGAAAAGGAATTTATGGAACATATTGCTGCTGTTGTCTATATAAACCTCGACTATCGTAAGGACCGCAAGTTTGAAATGGAGCAAGAGTTGACGCGTATGGGAATAAAAGCCCAGCGTTTTCCTGCTATACAGAACGCCGTGGGTCTTGTAGGATGCCTACAGAGTCACTTGGCAGTGTTAGAGCTTGCCAAAAAGAATAAGTATAAGAATATACTCATTCTAGAAGATGATTTTCAGTTTATTGTGCCGAAGGAGATTTTGTATTCTGAACTGACAAAGTTTTTTGAAGAAAATAATTCGTATGATGTCTTAATGCTTGGATATAATTTACTAAATTATGCTCCGTTTCGTAGAAATGTATTGAAAGTCTTAGAAGCGCAGACCGCGTCGGCCTATATCGTCCATGAGTCTTTTTACGATACCTTGATCGAATGTTATAAGCGAGCGTTGCCTATGTTTATAAGCACTAATATGCATATATATGCGAACGATCAAGTGTGGAAGAGCCTACAGCCAAAGAGTAATTGGTATGCATTAATATTACGTATAGGAATTCAAAGAGAATCTTATAGTGATACGACGGGAAAGATAGAAAACTACGGTGTTTAGGCAGTTTGTATGAGCCAGAGGGCTGCACCAGCAAGAAGAGTTGTTCCAGCGCCGATTCCAAGACCTTTGAGAAAGGCCTTGTAGTCAGCTTCTACAAAGTCGTTGGGGTTCCATACAGGAGAGCGGGCTCTTTGGCCTAGACGATTATAATAGGCAATGACTTGTGTTTCTGTGACTTGAGGCTTATTCAGAATCTTATTTACTTCATTGTGTAAGAGGATAGTCCAGCGGAACAGGTCGATCTTACGATCTAGATGAGGAGTGATGGGATACTTTTCGAGGTGGACGACAAAGTGTTCTCGGCAGATGGGGCAGGGAATGAGAGTTTTCAGACTTTCATAAAATTCTTTGGCTGCTCGTTTATGGGCGTAGGACGGTTCTGAGGGATATCCTAGGGCAACGATGTGTATTGTATGCCAGAAAAACGGCCCCCAGACTTCGGGAGGAATATGCATCCTTCTAACCGTGTCGTAGAATAAGGGCTAAACATATGCGCCGCAGAGAAAGAAGGAAAACGATGGAAAGAGGCCGAAATAATAATACAACAACATGTACGAATTGCGGAGGGCAGGGTCATGTCTTTCGCCAATGTATTGCTCCCGTGACAAGTTACGGTGTGATTATGGTCCGCCCTCCTCCAGGATTTGATATAGCGAGTGCTCTTTCCAACAATCCAGGCCTTGTCACGGGTATGGAAAATCAGAACCTAGAATTTCTTCTGATTCAGCGCCGTGACAGTCTAGGATTTATTGAGTTGATGCGTGGTCGTTACAAGGTAAATGACATTGACTATATTCGCCTGCATATCGGCGGAATTACGGCCGAAGAGCGGAATAAGTATCGCGAGGGTCCTTTTGAGAAGCTTTGGAGTGGAATGTGGGGTCTGGATCACTCCCACTTGTATAAGAATGAATACGAGATTGCCAAAAACAAGTGGGAGCAGATTCACAACGGGGTGACAGACATCCATGGCAAGTTCTGGACGATTGATGACATAATCGCATCAGCCCCACAACCACCTCTTACACCAGAGTGGGGATTTCCAAAGGGCCGTAGAGACGCCCAGGAGAGCGACTATGTGTGCGCAATGCGCGAGATGTATGAAGAGACCGGTGTGCGTGAATCACAGGTTGTGCCAATCCAGAACCTTGAACCACTTGTAGAATCGTTTTTTGGCAGTAATCACGTCCATTATTGTCACAAGTATTATATTGTCTGGGTTCCTTCTGAGATCAAAGTGGAATTTGACAATGCAAATGATACTATGCGTCGTGAAATAGGTGATTTGAAGTGGTTTCATTTGAACGATGCTTTGAAGCACTTACGTGAAGAAAATATTGAGAAGCGTGAAGTTTTATTGAAGGCGGCTTCTATGTTTCGTAATCTATGCCCCTTTCCTGTGCGACCGAAGTTTCTTTCAACCAGATAATATATTTGAGAAACTAGAGAAATGTCAGTCAAGCAGATTCAATTAGAAATAGAAAATCTGAATAAAAACTGGAAATTAAAAGAAACTAAGGATTCTGAGTCTGAACGGATTTATAATGAAGAATTATCTGCTCTTGAAGAAAAATTATTTAGGGAAAGCATACGGGCAGAATTATTTCCAAAAGAAGAAGTATTTGAAAAAAATACTGGTTTATATCCGGATTTGAATAATGAGAAGGAATTCTTACAAAAGTTGCTTCCTAAACAAGAATTCTTAGACTGTAAACAAGAATCTTTAAAGGAAACTAAGGAAAAGAATATTGACAAGTGC